ACTTACATTGCTTCACGGGTGCCGTACCCTCGCCTGCCCCCGCAGATTTATCTTTGGGTTTCACCCTATCTATGAAACCCAAACGCTGTACATTTGAGCCGAAGTCCAGAATGAGGGCATCAGTCTTTCCTTCGGCAATCCTAGTGCCACGCCCAACCATTTGGACATACAAACCAGCAGATGCTGTGGCCCTGACCAACGCAACAACATCGACGGCAGGGTGATCAAATCCAGTCGTTAAGACGTTTACATTAATTAGGCAGCGGATTTTGCCGCTCTTAAAATCGGCAATGGTTTTCTGGCGTACTTTGTTGCTGTTGCCGCCAGTGATCACAGCGACCTCAATGTCGTGGTAATCAAACTCATTTGCCAACATATGCGCGTGATCGACGCCGCTGCTAAACACCAACCAACTTTTGCGATCTTCGCTCAGTTCTACAATTTCTTCGACAGTTTTTCTCACCAATTCGGGATCGGACGCAGCAGTGGCAAGGTCGCTTTCAATAAACTCACCGCCCCGTTTTTTTACGTTGGTCAGATCAATCTGGTTCAGACCGCCCTTCGATATGACAGGCGACAGGTAGCCCTGCTCCATCAACATATCTATTGGAATGTCATGGGCAATGCCGTCAAAGATAGCGCCCTCGCCTTTGTGGAGATAGCCACTGTCCAATCGATAGGGTGTCGCTGTCAGGCCCACCACTTTTATCGCGGGGTTGCAAACTTTCAGATCGGCAATAAAGCGATTGTATCTGGTCTCAGTATTCTTGGGCAACATATGCGCCTCATCGATCAAGATCAGGTCTGGCGCAGGAACGATGTCATAGGCGCGTTCCCAGACCGACTGGATGCCTGCGAAGGTAATGGGGCGGTCTAAGACCTTCTGTTTCAGCCCCGCACTGTAAACCCCGTAATCAGCCTCTGGGTACATTTTCAGCAGGCCATTGGCCCCCTGCTCCAGCAACTCTTTTACATGCGTCACAATCATTACCCGTGTGCCAGCAAATGACATAGCGTCCTTTACGATCTGGGCTATGATAGCCGTCTTGCCCGATCCAGTGGGTGCCACGATCAATGGATTATCGCCAGCCTTGCTTGCCCAATAATTGTACAAGCCATCGACGGCTTCTCTTTGATAATCGCGTAATTCAAAGGTCATGGGACAGAATTCTTTTTTCCGCTTGTAGCCTTGCAGCCACTGCCTCGTTCATTGTTAAAAACGTACCAAGATTGGTTTTCTTTCCATCAATATTCATCGATGCCCTCCACTTGCCCTTGTCTTTTAAAAAGCTAACGCCTTTGACGCCTGATGTGTTGGACTTACTCAATCCAGTATTAGCTGACTGCTCTCTCGCCGTGACCTCACGCAAATTTACGATCCTGTTATCGCAGCCATCTCTGTTGATATGATCCACAGAGTTAGGCCATTGGGGATAATGACCGTGATGCAAAAAGAAAGCCACGCGATGCGCCTGCATTTTTTTGTCATGGCCGCGATAAGAAATGCCACCGCATAAATAATAGCACGTCGATCTCTCAGTCTTTACCCTGCGGTTCATAGCCAGCTTGCCACTGCGTTCTTTGTTATATTTAGCGGCAGCACCCGCAGCACTAACAAATGAACTGCCCTCGCCAGTGTCGTAAAAATCTTCCTCTGATCGATCCTTTGCGTAAATCAATCCAGTCTTTGCATCATAGCGAAACAAACGCCGCATCAATTCCAAATCTTCCCACCAGTTTTCCAATGTCATTTTACAATTTTCCCCAGAAAGTCATCAGCATCTTTTTGCGCTTTCAAGATTGTCTCTTGGCTCATAATTGGCACACCTATTTCGTCAGCGTCCAAATCGGCTGAGATGTTGTCTGCGACATTATTGGACACACGATCTTTTATTTTATGCCATTCCAAATTTAACCCAAACATTCCAAGCAGCACCGTAAAAATGCAGGCCATTTCTTCCTGCTCAATTTCGTCAGGCAAGGTTAAGTACAGAGCATTCACGATATCCATCATTTCACTTGGCGTCTTCACTAAACTTCTCCCTCAATTCCTCGCTGTTGTCTTGATTGCGAATGACGCCTTTCGGTGTTTGATACTCCACGAAATCATCTCCAGCGTCTATGATTTCCCAATCGTCAGGAACCATAAACGGATTAAACAGGTGGCCCCCCGCGCCCTCCTTGCGGCTCCAAGTGCCGTCCCTCTCTGGGGTGCTGTGGGCGTCCGTCCGATCATTAACCTCTGGCAATTCACCACCGTGGCAAATCGGAATATAATTGCAAAACCTACAAGCAAACTTTGACGGGTCGTGGCTGATCTTAGACGGTGGCTTTTCATCAAAGATAATATTGCTGGCCTTGCTGATTAGCATTTCACCCTCTGCCCGATCCCGCTTGATCCGCTCTGCGTAAATCTCATCGTTATTTTTATTCACCGCAAAGAAATAGCAACGATCAATGTCAGCCAAGTGCATTCCAACTTGGCACTGCGCCCAGTAGATCGGCTTGCTGATCCTGACGCCCTTCATCTTGGTCTGAGCAAAGCTCTTGTCGTTCATCGTTTTAAATTCCAGCGTATGTGTCTCTTTGCTTTCTGGGAAGCCAACGCCAATTCCATCTAAGCTAAGTCCAAAATGACCACCACAGGCCGTGTAATTAATCTGTCGGCCCGTTTCTGGATCGACCTCCCACACCTCGACCCCAATCGCCCTCAAGTTTGCCACAATCCGCTCTTCCTCGCGGTCACCCGTTTCAAACAGGCGCAGCATACGCCCCTCAAAGCTCTGTGAGCTTGCGTGTCGAAACTGATACCACAATGCCCGACTGCACGGGTTGCCTATCTGGCTCCCCCCCAGATGCGGCCTGTGGCCGTTCTCGCGGCTGGTCTCGTAGTGTTCGTAAATTTTCTGCACTGTGGTGGGCTGCATATATTTTTCAAGGTTCATCTTGGCTCCTCTCTATTTGTAAAATGGGGCAGCAAAAGCCACCCCATTGCAAAATAGATTATCTTTTCCAAGGTGGAGCAGCCGCCGCCTGTGGTGCAGCCGCTGGAGCCGCACCAGCACTTGCATACCCCTTAACGTCATTACTGGCTTCATAGCCATTAGACGCTGGCCGTACCGCCAGCTTGACCATCAGTGGCTTGTCCAGCAATTCCTCCGAATTATGCAGAGGAACCTGCAACGCCGCGCCAATAGACTTGAGAGTGCGAGTTGCGATCTCAACGGCGGTGGCGTTAGGGTTCTCAAGGTTCAATCTGTCGAACACCACACGGCCAGTGTAGTGGCCCTCAATCACTTCAATCTTCAACTGAAGATATGATCCAGTCTGCGCCTTCGTAGGCTTCTGTTCGTGATCGGTAATCACGCACTTGTAATTGCCTGCTGGCAGCGGCTCAAACGATGGTGCCACTTCCACTGCGTCGAAGTTAATATTGCTAAAGTCCATTTTAGTTTCTCCTACTCTGTTAAAAAGTCTGCAAAAGGGTTGCGGTCAAAAGTGAACGGCAGCGGCTCACTGATGTTGAAACGATTTTTGGTGATAGATGCCGCCTGCGGATGGCAGATGATTTCGCGCTCACCCGTACTAATTGCACGTTTCTTGTCGCCCTCGCCATTTCTGACGAAAGTCTTTAGCCTGATCATCGCCACAAGATCGACATTGTCTGTATAGTTTGCCAAAGATTTACGATGCAACCGCAGCGTGTATCTTGAGTAACTATCGCTATCTGGTAGCTCCAAGTGTTCTGTGTCGGCATGGGCAATGAAGATGACATTCATGCCCTTTTCGTATGCCAGTGATCCAGCCCAGTCTCTGATCTGCCTGTGCCTTTCAGCCGCCGCAGATTGACCAGCACCAAAACCTCCAGCCGCCGCATTAATCGACTTGGCCTTGGGGTCAGCCGCGACAATCTCGGCCTCAATCATAGTCGCTAATTGACTGATCGAATCAATCACCAGCGTCTTGTGCTTGTGGTCTTGCGTGGCAAGCGCCTCAATGGCGTCCAGCACGTCTTGGCTGGATGTGGACAGTGGAAACAGGCTGACGTTGTCATTGCCTGTCAGGCTGGCTGTGCCGTCCTCTGTGCGAATTATCACTGGGCTAGGCCACATACTAGCCAGTGTAGTTTTACCCATGCCGCCCTCACCAAAAATGGTCGCTATAATCGGGCGTTGGCCCGATGGCTTGCTCAATGTTTTAAGATCAATCGCCATTACTCAATCCTCCATGCTCTGAAGCTGCTATCTTCCTGCTGTTGGCAATGCACCAACAGCCCCATGCGCTTGGCTGTATTGCGAATGGATGTGGCTTGCGTCTGGCTATCAAGCTGAACGCTGTCGCCAACTTCCATTTGACCCAGCAAATCTTTCCACTTGCCCGATCTATCCCGCGAGGGTGCCGTCATTGGCACCCCCTTTTCGATCTTAAACATTACCAGTCCCTCCCAAAAACAAGGCTAAACACCTCGTCCAAAATTTCATCCATGCTTCTCATTCTGCAAACTCCAAGTCTGGGTGGTCGCGCCACCTGTTCAATTTACGTTCTAATCTGAGTTTTGTTGATCGCCAGTCTTCGCCATCCATCACAACGATAGCGTCCAGAGCAGCAATCAGCATCTCAAGCTCGACATCAGTCAGGCGCATCAAAGAGCCTCAACCTTGACGCCGATTTTGCCAGCTTTTGTTTCAAAGGCAGGCGCGATTTTTGCCCACAGCTTTGGCTCATTAGCCAAAAGATATCGACAGCCAGCAGCATCCGCGCTGATTGTGTGTTTTACTGGCTGCAAATGTTGGGGTATTTTTTTCGATACTTTGTCCCACACAATAGCATCAACTTTACGAGACACAGGCTGTGTCAGCGTAATCTTATGGCCTTCAGTTTTGTGGGATATAGAGCCTTCATCTTTGGCTTCTAGAGCCGCTGCGATTTGCTCTTCAATCGCGTGGCGCATTGCGGTCAGCGCTTTTTCTTCTGCCTTAACTGCCAACCAATCGGCGGCAAGACTATCTACAATGATATTGTCCATTTCGTTCTCCGTTTTCGTTTTCATTCATTCATTCACATTTTCTACACGCCGATCTTTACGAAATTTATTTTATGGTGTAAAGCTCTTTTTTGAAAATATGTAAATTGGAGACTACAATGGACGATATGATACCCCTTGATACAATAAGAGACGCCCTGCAAGATCGACGTTTGACGGTTGTGGCAGAGAAATCTGGGCTGTCGCACCCCACCGTAAAGGCCGTGCAGCAGGGCAACGAACGAATCAGTCTGAACACATGGAGGAAATTGTCAGAATATCTCACCGTATATAAATAGAGGGTCAAAAAAAATGACTAACGTGGAAGAGTATTGCTCCAAGCTGGGCTGGTATCTGGTTACGATACCCGCTGGCACAAAAGGCCCAACCCGCTTTGGCTGGCAGAAGCCAGAGCAGGCGCTGTCTGACCCAGAAAAGGCGCGTCTGTATTACGAGCAAAACCCCACCCATAATGTGGGGCTGCTGCACGGGGCGTCTGGAACGTGCGCCGTGGACATCGATCATGTGGAACACACCAAGCTGATTTTTGAAGAACTTGGGATCGATTTCTCAGAGCTAATGCAGTCGGCCCCCCAAATCATTGGGCGCGAAAATCGCGGCAAGCTGATCTTCAAGGCACCGCCCGATTTAATCACCCACAAAATATCGTGGCCTGTCGAGGGCGATCCGCGCAAGACAGAAGTGGTCTTTGAGCTTCGCGCTGGGGCCGTGCAAGATGTCCTGCCGCCATCAATTCACCCAGATACGGGCCGTCCATACGAGTGGGCAGGTCGATCAATCTGGGATGGCCTGCCAGAGCTACCGCCGCAGCTTTTAACAATCTGGAAAGAGTGGGATAAATTTCGGCCACAGATGCAATCCATATGCCCGTGGCGGCGTGAGC